CCATGGTAGTTCTCGACGAATAAAGTCTTTGGATACAAGGTCTGCACCTAGTGCTTGTAGTGAGAAGATCAATGCACGTGAAGGGTCTAATCCAGCCATCAAGCCATAACGAACTTCAATAGAAGTGTCGCCTTTTATGTCCTTGCTTGGCATGTACTTTAACTCGTACGGCGTACCCTGTGCTGTTCCTCTAACACTCTTTTCCTTGTCGAAAAGAACTTCATCCATCTCAAACGCTAATTGAATGACATCCTCGAACACCTCAGCAAGGATGGTTTGACCAGCCTTAATCTGAGAGTCGAAAGCACCAAGTAGCGCCTGGACACCTTGACCAGTAATAATACTTGCGTCAATGTTTCCAGTTCTACCCTCAGGATATCGAGCACCAAGTCGTAATTCTGATTGGAGTGCTGATTGCTCCTGAAAGGCAGCAGCGGGAATGTCCAAACGGACACGCCCGACACCTTGTGGTTGAGTTGTACGGATAACTGCATCAGGACCCATAGGCAGGTCTAATACATCGCTAGGTACAACAAGTGGCGCTTGGATTGACTTTTCAGCCGCTTCCATTGCCAAGTTAGCGAAACGTGCACGAGCCATTTGTACGTAGATTACGTCATCAAATTGACCGCGTGGTTCATCATCAATGCCAGGACGACGTGCAATACGCACAGTCATCTTGCCAAGAGGATTCTTTACGGTGCTAAGAATTAAATTATTATTGTTTGGTAGATAGAGAACTGTCTGGTCTTTATCCATGTACTTGATAAGTTCAATGTCATTGCCTGTGTTCTCACCAAAGCGACCAAGGATATTGTTGGCAAACTCTGGGAACTCATGTGCAAGTTCATTAGATGTCTTCTTGTAACGCTTAGCGTATGCTACGCAACGTCCAAAACGATCAAACTCTGGGTAAGATCCCATTGGATCTTCAACACGGATGAAAGGAATGCCACCCTCAAAATCTGGCTCTATGTGGATTGGCAAGAATCCGTATGAGAAGTACCAGTCTGCTCCCCAGTACATTTGTGACTGAAGTCGTGAATGAGCAACATAGTTGTTGGCAATCATGCTGCGTGTATCAGCAAACTTACGAGCCTTGGCATCTGTAACTTTGACTGCGCCACAGTTAAATGATGGGAGTGGGGCTAGAACTTCTGCAAGATCGCGGGCTGCAACGTCAATAAAGTTAGCAACCATTGAGTATGGAAGTCCCTCAGGAAACATATCAGGGAAGATACCAACGATGTTACCCTTGCGAACAGCCTGAATTTGTGACATGCGATAGTCACGATCAGAATGCAAACGCTTGAGGTTCTCAACGCGTTTAGCAATTCTTTCAATATCTAATGCCATTGTTATTCCTGTTCCTCACCAAACTCATAGTCATTGACATTGAGTACATAGCGTTCTTGTTGTTGTTTACGAGTTGCCCACTTGTTGGGTATATGGCTCTGATTGGTTCTACCGATTGAGATAACTTCTTTGGCACGTAGTTCACAGAACCAGAGCGCCATCACACAGTCGGTCTTGCCTTTAGTATTAGGCTCCCAGGTTATTAATTGCTGGATCAGAGCCTTAATGCCCTCCGAACCTTCCACTGCTGGAAGTTCCATGAGGTTGTCGTTATTAAAAGAAGTACCACGCATGGTCCCAAAGAGACCTGACATAGCGGCTACACCAAACTGTGTATCCCATTTGTTCTTACCAGTGAACTGACTCGAGAAGCGAACTCCTGTAGAGGCTAGATACTGACGTAGATCATCATCTAAAGCGTATGCTTTCTGATGAGCGTTAGTTTCAATTCTTAATTCCTGTGGTCTGTACTTCTCAACCCAGTCCTGAATTAACTTCTGGATCTTCTGAGGAGTAGGATCAAACATATTTTCTACGTCAAGGATGTACCTTTTGCGACTGTAACGATCTACTGTCATAACCACTGCTGCTGTATTACCAGTCATAGCAGGGTCTAGACCCATGATGGTGTACCAAGATCCCTTTTCACTAGGATGTCCAGCGCTACCAGCCTTTAGGGGGCCACGCTTTCGCATCCTATTGATCGAACCTTGTACACAGACAGGGGCAAAGATTGAGTCTTCTTGTACGTCTTGCTGCTGATATACCAGCGCCCAGGCGCTAGGGCTGACTTCGCTACGCCTGCGGAACAGTGCGCCGCCGTCCCACTTAGGGTAGAGCCCATCTTCATCTGGAAGAATGTCTTCATCTGAGCCCTCCCAAGGGATCTGTGCCTTAGGCCACAGGGTAACCCAGTTCTCTGGCTTATCTGCGAACTCAAGTACTGCTGGCATTGAAAGGTAGGTGAACGGTGACTTGCCACCAGTCCAGTGCTCAGGGTTTCTAATCTCTCGGTAGAGGTCGTTAGCGGCGATACGTGTGCCTACGATCAGCAACTTACCGTTATCACCCAGACGGGTGACTACATCTCGCTGGAGCCAGAGGAGTTGCTTCTCCCACTCATGCGCGTTTGAAGTCGTAACAACGTCGTCCAGGATGATGAGGTTGGAACGGGCGCCAGTAATCTGGCCACCAATTCCGAGCGCTTGCACCGTCGGATCCTTTTCGGTAGAATCACGAGACAGGTAAATGCGATCAGCCTTCCAAGTATCCGCATCCTCTTTCCAACCCCCTGCAGATCCATAGACTGCCTGTAACTTCGACCAGCGCTCGTGGCTTAGCCGTTGCTTGATCGAGTAAAGATATTCCTTAGCACGTTCCTGAGTCTTGGAAACGATGGTGATCTTAATGTTGGGGTCCATGGCGATTCGGTACACACAGTAGTTGACCGTGATGACCGTCGACTTCGCATGCTCGGGTGGGACGTTGATAAGCAGACGCTTTTTAGATGCAGCGTCATAGACCATCGACGGGTGAAGGTAGGAAGGTTCCCTTGATTCGAGCACATCAATCCAAGACCTGTGATGTGGGAAAATCGGCGAGTCAAGAAACTCACGGCTGAACTCCTCAAAGCCAATTTTGAACTTGGCATCCCCTGTAACTATACTTAAAGTCTTTTCGCCCTCTGATCGGGCCTTCTCAAGTTCTCTCATAAAGGCTGGGTCTTTGCGCCAGTCCTTCATGACATCTGGCTTACGTTCAGCCCTTGCTAATGCATCTGTAATATCTAAACCTTGGCGGACAAAATCTAAAACTTTTGCCTTTGCCTCTCTGAGAGCGACTACATTGTGGTGCTCTTTACCGCCTTTAGCAGCCATTATAACCCCTCCATTAAACCCCTTGTATAAAACTCCCCTTTATCGCTCGGCTCGCCTGTGCGAGCCTCGCTAACCCCTGGGTTCGTGGCTGGCATCAAGCCAGCCTACACTATCGTTTCGGCTGTCTCAGCCACCCACTCACATTTAAGATAGACTCACTCTGTAGGAGTCGTTCGTCTATATATACTAACCCGTTCAAAACGGGAATTCGAACGGTGTAATTTAGCAAATGTGATGTACTTCACTAACTTATATGTATAATACGGACATTTCCCCCGTAAATACTGGAAAAATATTGTAACGGGATAGTGTAATATACGACCAGCGGGAGTAATAAGCACTGGGGTCGCCCCAAGCGACTCGATGCCTTTTTCTTTTCGAGCCTTTAGACGAATAAGTCTTTGGCTTGTAGCCTGAGGGCTATGCCCTGCCTGTGGGCTTGAGGGTTTTAGTAACGCTCCGCGATTTAAGTACCGCCGAGGGTCTACCGCGAGCCCGTTTACGGGCGAGCGCGCCGAAATTTTGGGGTTTGTGTTGGGGGGGAATATGCGCTGGGAGACTATCTCCTGAGCGTGGCTGAGCGTGGCTGAGCGTACGATAATCGTACGGCTTGGGTACTTGACTCCTTGCCTAATTCATGAGACAATTCTCTCATGTTCGGCACTAGGTCGGGCTACTTAATGAAAGGTTCTAAACATGTCTAAAGTAAATCTAGATCAGAAAGACTCAGCAAGTCAGGCGCTCGTTGCACTGGGAGTCGATCTAATTTCTAATGAACTCGGTTCTGAAATTGCAATCTATGAGGGTCTGCTCTCATCTCTTAATTCTGGCGCGCTATCGGTTCGCGGTGCAAAGGCCACCATTGAGGCGATCAACGAGGTTGGCTCACTTCCTTCAATCGCCGTCACTTCCTGCCAGTATCTCCTCGCCTCTGAGAAGGTTCGCGCTCTCAAGGGCGGTCTCGATCAGCCTCTCAAGAATCTCATAAATGTAACAATTCAGGGAACCCGTAAACTCGGCAAGAAGGCCATGAGCGAGGCCGTCGAGTCTGCTCAATCTTTCGCTGATCTCGCTGAGACTATCGAGGCAACTCCCGCCAAAGAGAAGGCGTCAGCACCTAAGGCTGAAGGCGTGGACGCGCTCATCAAGGTCTTTCTCGATGGGTTCGCTGATCTTGAGGACATCGCGCCTAAGGATCCAGAACTCTGGGCGGATTTCCTCGCCAAAATTAAAGTGATGAACGAGGCGATCCGCGCCTCTCATCCAGTGGCTAAGGGCAAGAAGGTAGCCTAGTCCCGGGAGCGTAAACCCCTCGACCCTACGGGGTCGGGGGGTTTTTCCATGCTCCGATTTTCTGTGCTGCGAGATCGGGCGGGCGGGGCGGGCGTACGACAATCGTACGGGCGCGGGCGCGAAAGTTTGTGTCGGCCAGCAATCACGGCAGTTTGTGTTGGTTTGTGTTGGCGGTGGGTGGCCAGCCATTGTGGTCTGCCATGTCCAGCCCTAGCCCTAGCCGTAGCCGCTTGACTTGGCCGGCCGGAAAGGGTATTATTCTCTTAGTGGACATAGCCATGCCCACCTCGCTGTACGACAATCGTACGGCAACCCTAACGAAAGGTAGTTTCATGATAGTTCTAACCACATGGGATGTGATCGCACTTACTATCGCGCTCACCTCGTCCCTCATAGTAATCATCACCACCGCCGTTGCTAATCACCGACTCACCGAGTCACGCGATTACTGGCGCTACCAGTACCAAGAACTCAAGCATTTCATGGAGCAAGAATTATGATCTGCGATATTATCGAGCGTATCAACATCAAGAAAGTTGATGAGTGTCTAGGTTCTGATATCCACCTAGATCCTAGTTACGCCACAATGCACCCTAACGCTGAACGCCTACACTGCCACATAATGCATGTTAAAGGCCCAAAGTATCACAATGCCTTCTATGTCGCCGACATGATTTGCGAGATGATACTCCATCCATCAGACATCAAGCGTTTATGGTCTGAGATGTGCCGTACTCTAAAGAGAAGGAGTGTACGACAATCGTACACCGAGAATCGAAAGGATAAACAATGACTCTAACCCTAGATGATGTAGCCACCTGCAATTCATGGGGCTACACCACAACTGCTACATGTACCAAATGTCACACTTATCAAGACTTATACGCAATATCCATCATCCCGAACTCGAACGACATGTGTATCAACTGCATGCTGGCCTTTATGAGGGAACTTTGCCGATACGGCGACTTCATTACCGAGGAGGGATTGCACTATGTATCCGACAATCGTCCTCGTCCAGATCAAGACGCGATTATCTGCTACTCATGCGAAGGCGTGAGTGACGGCTTACATGATCTAGTCGTTTCATCAACCGAATATGGCGTAGCGGTGTATGTTCATGGTGATGCACAGTGTTCTCAGATTTGTGATCGTTGCGATAGCGTCCATCCACGCTCCAACTGGCGTGTATCTTCCTTCCATACGGCTGGCCTGTCATTCGATATTTATGAGCGTTACTTCGGGCAGGAGGTCTGTCGTAACTGTCGTAACGAGATCACAGCAGAGCATGGTTCAGATAACCTGTTCCACTGTTCGGGCTGTGATAGTTACGAGATCACAGACGATGGCGCGTACTTCAACGGCACTCGCTATTGTGATAGTTGCTACAGCAACAATGTCTATACATGTGACGAGTGTGGTGACCAGTATTGGGATGGTGACGGGCATTACTGTCCAGAGGAGGAGAGTTCGCACCTCATCAACTCATACTCATACAAGCCGCGCCCGTACTTCTTCGGCAACGCTACCTATCACATGGGCTTCGAGTTAGAAGTCGAGTCTGACGGCAACTCCATCAGAGATGCGGCAGAAGTCGTGACCAATGCCCTAGGTGAGCGTATCTATCTCAAAGAGGACGGCTCTCTCAATCAAGGCTTCGAGATCGTCACTCACCCTCACTCACTCGATGAGTACCAGCAACACTTCGACTGGGATGCGCTTAGCAAATTGCGTAGGCTGGGCTTCCGTTCATGGGATACCAGTACATGCGGTCTGCATGTCCATGTCTCACGCACTGCGTTTGGCGTTATGCACAAGCGATCAGACATCACCAAGATTCAGGCTCATGAGTTACGATTCATGAAACTGATCTACGACAATGATCGCCAGATCAGTAGACTGGCAGGCCGTACCTCATCCTATGCAACCTTCGAGGATAAGGGTCGCCTTGTTAGCAAGATCAAGTATGGCAATCAGAGTAATGGTCGCTATTCTGCCATCAACTCCGAGAACTCGACAACACTAGAGGTTCGAGTGTTCAGAGGATCGCTCAAGCCCCAGCGCGTACTCATGGCACTAGAACTCGTTCAGTCTGCCGTTGAGTACACTCGTGACCTTCATGTAAGCGCCAACAATAAGGCTCTCTCATGGATGATGTTCACTCGGTATGTCGTAGACAATGCCTCAACCTATCCAAATCTATTCACAGCCATGGAGAAGTCCTTCATGTCTGATTCAGTCCAAGAAAACTAAGTGTACGATAATCGTACAGAAACGAGATAAAAAATGTGTATGCTATGTGTAATTCCGCCAAATGTAATTCCATCACGCGAGAAGTTAGAGAACTCTGCTCTCAACAATCCTCATGGCTTCGGCTTCGCTATCGCAATTCCTAGCGAGAACCGCATCCATGTAGAACGCACCATGAACGCTGATACATCAGTCAATCGCTTCCTCGAAATGCGTGGCAAGTATCCAGAAGGTTACGCCATGTGGCATGCACGATTCGCCACTCATGGTTCTCAGACTGTCGATAACTGCCATCCATTCCAAGTAGGCGTAGGCAACAACCTCACCTACCTTGCACACAATGGGATACTGCCAATCGTTGAGCCTAAAGGTGATGATCGTAGCGATACGCGTATCTTTGCTGAGGATCTACTGCCTGCAATCGGTGGGGTTACTGCCCTAGATAACCCACAAGTGTCCAACCTCATCGAGGACTTCACTAGCGGTTCCAAGGTATGTATTCTCACGATAGATCCACGCGCTGAGTATCAGTGCTATCTATACCACGCTGAGAAGGGCAAGAAGGATGAGTCAGGGGTCTGGTGGTCTAACGATTCCTGCTATCTCGATACCTACTCACGCAAGTGGACGGCTACCAACCCTTTAGACTTTGGCCTAGGCTTCGGCGGTTATTCCGATGAGAAGGATGTAAAGTGGCGCGAGTGTACTGTCTGCGAGACTTACATAGATGAGGCCATGATCGAGGACTGGGACGATCATTACTGCATGGCCTGTGGCTCATGCTATGACTGCAACGCTTATCTTACCGATTGCCTGTGCTATCAGGGCAAGGGTAAGACATGGGCTGCCAATGGCAAGGAAGGCGGATGGCAACTATGAGCAAGAATCGCAAGCCAGTACCGCCTACCCCGTACTATCTAGGGGTACGCGCTGAACTATTCCTGCATGACGCCGAACAAGCGTTACGGGATGGCAACAAAGAACGCCATGCAGAACTAATGCTCAGAGCCACTGAGTATCAACGCATGGCGGGACAATTACCAATGGAAGGATAATCATGAGCAAATATAAAGATGCTCTATGCGCTAAGTGTGCTATGCCAATTCTGGTACTGGCACACGATCACAGTGCTGGGTTCTATTGCCAGCAGTGTGCATGGGATAAGATGGATGATGTACGATTATCGTACGGAATTTCGGTGAGCAATTGACCGAGCATCATTTTCCTAACTTCGATAACCACTCTCTATGTGCTGAGGTTGACCCAGAAGTCTGGTTTCCAGAAGAAGGTGGCAACTCTAAGTACAAGACACCAGAGGCTGAGTACGCTAAGCGATTATGCAAGGCGTGTCCAGCACTGGTGGAGTGTCGAGAGTATGCCCTCAGATATACTGGACTCTATGGTATCTGGGGCGCTCTCGACCCTAGTCAGAGACGGGATATCCAAAAACAGTTAAACATAACTCCCATCCATGTGCTGGCCACCACGCCAACCATGCATGAGGGGTTCAGGGATGGAGTACCACTTGATACAGGACGACTATGACCACTTCGTAGGAAGTGTTTCAGAACAACTCACACTCATGTTGTGGACATGCGTTGGGACACTTATTGTTGTAGGCAGCATACTTGCCTTAGCAATGGGAGTCGGTGTATAATAGGTAATGAAAGGAAAGATCATGTCAGAACCCAGAGTGGATGATGATATAGCACTAGGCAAAGATGACTCATGCGAGGACTGTGATGAACGGTTGCGCGATTGTGAGTGTCATGAGCCTGATGTATGCTATGACGAATTCTACAACGATTAGAAAGGAATACCATGCAAGTGTTTTTTCAAGATGAAGTCATGCAGATCGCTGGCTTCATGGTTCGAGTAAGTGACGAATACGGCAACGGAACATGGTCGTATGGAATGTTCGACACTTACGATCAAGCGCAAGACTTTACCACTGGTCTTGCTTACTCAGTAATCGAGCCTGTTTACAAGCCAGTCAAACACTGATGAAGTGTTATATCTGCGCTCATAAGTTAAGCAAGGATAATGTGACCCCAGAGGGCTTCGCTCTATGCGATACTTGTGGCTGGGTATCACCTGTCCGAGTTGCTTAATTGCTAGACGCCCCTCACCCGTAACTGGGTGGGGGGCTTTTTCATGCCCTGAGTGTACGATTATCGTACAGTGACCTTGTGCCACCCATCGCCAGTCTTATGCTGGCACTCGCAACCCTTGCACTGGTCATGCAACCCGATAGCCCAATAAAGATCGCCAGCCTTGTTGGCTGCGCCACCTGCTATGCACTTCTCGCAAATCATGGGACGACAACTTCCTCAGGGGCAGGGTCGGAAGAAGTTTGTGTCGGATAGACCTTGCCGTTCTCTGGAACTTCCTCAACCTTTGTAGGTGAGAACACAGCAGACTCTTGAACAGCGTCGACATACTGGTGGAAGTATTCGATGAAGATATAAATCTGACTGACAAGATTCTCTGACATGTCCTTAACGTCATTGAAGAATTTAATATCCTCCTCTGAGTGCTTACTCGTCCATGTCTGATCCTGGATCTTCTCCTCCAGTTTCTTGTAGATCTCCATCACTTCTGTTATCTGCATTGGTCTTGTCATTGGCTTCCTCTTCTGTGTAGTCGCGTTCCTTGCGTGGCTTGCTGCCACCGAGGAAGTTAATCAAATTGTTTAGTGCTCTGTTAACTCTCATACGTGCTGCATCTTCTGTGATGTCCAGTTCCTTTGCAAAGGTTCTGTTATCACAGCCATCGCCGTAACGTAGAAATATAATACTCTTCTGCTCAACAGTAAGTTTATCAAGTCCCCACTCAATGTCAGCCATCATAGCAAACCAGTTGCCTCCCTCGGAGGCTACTTTCTTGCCTGATACAAATCCTAGTTCAGCCATTGCTGGTGCTACTACATCACCTCTGATGACTGCTGGTAACAACGCCTCAACAAGTTCTTTGTCGTAGTAGTAGTTGTCCTCTACACGATAGCCACCTATCTGCGCCTTCTGCTTCTGACAGTAATCCTTTGCAGCGTTACGTAGTGACCTAGCAATAAGTTTTATAGACTGCTTGCCATCTAATGCTTCCCATGTATTGACCTTGTTAGGGTGCTCAAGGAACCATACCCATAACTCTTGACGGACATCATCAGCATCAACGATCTTGTATTTACGAGCGAATTCGTAAGCAATAGCACTCACAATTCCATCGTATCTTTCGATTACCATTTGAATGTTTTACCATCCACTGTGAATGAGTTGTTGATGATAGGAACAAGTTGAGGGGTTACATTCTTGCCGTCAACATGTAGGATGCCAAAGCCTTGCTGCCATGTGAATAGCCCAGCCTTGATGTACTTTGCATTACGATAATCCATAAGATTACCGAGTTCCATACCCCAGATAGTTCTAGGCTTACCACCACGATAGGTTTGAGTCTGATGTGTCAGACCCATGCGATGCGTGTGTCCACACACGACAGACATGCCTGAACGCTTGGCTAAGCCCAATGCAGTGGCTCCTGCTGTGGGTTGTACGTTTCCTTCATCACCATGCATAAGCAACCAACCTGGGGCTAGTTCATATGGATCTGCGTGGTATTTAATCTCAAGTTCATTGAGTCCAAGGAAGTTCTCTAATTGTAATTCTGGTAGCCCAAGTAATCCTGGAGCACGCATAGCAACTGTGTTAAATAATCTATCAGTATGATTGCTACGCACCATGTGCTCAACAGTTAAGTCATAGAGAACCTGACGAGTAAGATCACGGTCACGACCAATAGAGCGTTCAAACTCTAGTTCGGTTCCCTTACTCCATTTCGATATCGTCTGCATATCCATCTCATCACCACAGGATACTACAGTTTCAGGTTGATACCATTGAATGAACTTTGCCACTGCCTTCGTGGCTTCTACATCGTGATATGGAACTTGAAGATCGGAGATGCAAACGATATTTTTCATGTCTTCTTTGTCGCTTTCTTAGCAGTTTTCTTTGCAGTAGTTTTCTTCTTAGCGCGACGCTTGTTCTCTAGTCCAACGTTCTTGCTCTTAGAGAGAGTGTTAAGGTTAGATAGTCTATCATCGCCTGCTCTACCCTTATTGTTCTTATGATTTACTTCTGTTCCTTTTGGGAGGGTTTTTCCTGTGGCTTTTTCGTAATCAACGCGAGCCTTATTGCTAGAAGTTGTAACCACTTTGCCATTTTTATCCCTTTTCTTAATCACATAGATTGGTCGTCCACCGTTTGCTTCGCTACCTTTGTAAGGTCCGAAGATACGTTTGATTTTTGATTTGATTGTCATTCTGCTGGCCATTTACCTTTCAGTACCATTAGCGCGATTATTGAATAGTTGGCTAAGTCAGCAAAGGAATCCTCAAGAGATTCATTCTGTGCATCCTTGCCAGTGTCAATCAGATTGTTGATGCGTGCTATCTTGTCCCACATACGAACACGGAGGCCGTTCAGTGGGCCTCCAGGACTTTGTGAGATATTCTTTGGGCCGTAGTCGGCATGCTTCTTGATGAGTAGGTTGGTCAGAGTGTCACTGATCTCCCAGATATCTAACTCAAACTGGTTAGGTTCAGGTATATCAAAAGTATACTCTTGCACCTTCTGCGGTGGTTCCCATTTATAATCATGGGCAACCATGTCTCTTACACTAAGTCGTTTAGTCTTTTTCATCTCCGTCTTTCTTAAGTAGTCTTTCTAGATCGCTCATCATG